GTAATAGCAACCTTCTGATTAAGATCTGCTTGCTGTTCTAATCTTGCTAAAAATTTCTGTCGAGGACCGTATGCCAAGGGCACCTTCATCCTACTGTATATTGATCCGTCTTTGTTTTCCTTACGGACTTCTATATTATTGAATAGTGTACCAAATCCAATGACGCACTTTCTAATAATTTTATTGTATGTGTATGCACCTAACATTATAAGTTACCTGCTATTCCAAATGGGTTTCCTTCACTGAAGTCTAAAATATCGTCAGCTTGTGTCTCGAATGTGACACTCTCACTATATTTAGGATCAGCAGTGGACTGCTCATCTCTACTATCTAGGACAATAGTTGCACCTGATTCACTACCCATAATAACTTCACCTACTGTAAATGTTCCAGTTGGTGACTTCAGTTTGACCCAACCTTCTCCAGCATCCCACTCAACCATGTTGGCAGTTGCACCAGTAGTGCCACCAGTAACAGTTTCAGGAACTGTGAATGCTCCCGTGATACCTGCAGGAGCAGCACCAAAGGTTGCAGTGGCAGATGTATAGCCCGTTCCACCGTTCGTTATGTCCACAAGTCGTACACTCCTATAACCAGATCCACCGTTTACGATATTGATTGCAGTCAATGTACCGTTGGTAAAAGTTGGTGTTAAGGTTGCCTTTACAGCATTACCATCAGGATCACTAACAACTAGTGAAACTCTATCCTCATCATATCCAGATCCACCATCAACAATCTGAACAGATCGTATCTGTCCTTCTTTGACAGTAGCTCTAATGGTAGCCTGTGTTACTGGAGATCCACCACTGAGTGTTACGTTAGCAAGATATGCTGTAGCCGTAGCATCGTTTCCATCTCCAGCGATAGTAACTGTGGGTGCTTCATTATACTTAGTTCCATTATTACTAATGTAGATTTGATCTACTGCTCCACTTGCTACCGTAGCATTACCAGTAGCAGTGATACCATTGATAGGCAAGTAGTAATGCTTGACAGTATAACCGTAATCGACAAGATCCTCATCGCTGTCAAAGACATCTCCTTGCTCGTCGCTGTACTCGAATAGTTCTGCTTTGAGTTTGTATACATAACCCTTACCTAACTGGTAGAATGGTTCTTCATGTTCTACGAATTTTATCTCAAAGTAATTACTTGTTAATGGGAAATATATTAAGTCTCCTTCTTGTGGTCTCTCAGGTGCTTTGTAATCCTTATCTAATAAAAGGAACTGTGATATAAGATCTGAAAATCTTTGTGCAGAGATAACCATAGTTATCTCATCTGACTGAGCTACACCAAACTTTGTGAGTAGATCACCAGACCCTTGGAACCCTTCTGGGTTTTCTAGGTATGCTTCTATAATATATGAATCATTAAACTCACCAACTACTTCCTCATTGAAGATACCATCAGTCTGCATGATCTCTCTAGGACAATAGAGTATATCCATCCCAAACATTTTGAGATGTTCTTCTACTAAGTTCTGCAATAGAAACTGTTCGTTCCTAGTGCCATGTGTGAAGTAAGTGGTTCTTGCCATTATCCAATCATGTCAAGGGGTGGTGTTTCGTAGCTACGGATCATTTCATCCTCAAGTTTCTGGACTGCTTCTTTACCTTCATTGTAAATGAACTCACCATTCATTGTAATACCACCAGGTAATTGTGCTCCTTGGAATTTGATTAGATTAGATCCCCACTGTCTCTTAACTAATGCGGTAACATATCTCTTCATCCAAAGATCATTGTATACAGCAGAGGTAGTAGTTGGATCTATTGCTCTATAACATTCGATGACTAGATAATCATTCTCTTTAACATCAGTCTTAAAGTCAAGATCCAAATAAAGTCTATCTCCTCTCATCTGAAATCTAGTTTGCTTCTGTCCTTCTAGTAAGAAGTATATGTCTTCCAACCTACGGTTAACCATTTCGTAAGTAAGAATTTCTGTATTAGTTAAATCCCAAAGATCATTCAATCTCCACTGATATCTAACATCAAATAAGTTTGTGACATTCTTAGATACAAATGGGAATACCTTAATGATACTAGTGATGTGCTCAGGAACTTTAATGTAATTATTCTGTTCAAAATAATCAACTGCTAAAGCTGATGATGTTGCACCAGTAACTTGTGTAGTTTCATCAGTAGTCATGGCATCAACCATTGCCTGAGTAAACTTCACTTTCAAATGCGTTCTAATATATCCATCCATATGACGCTCATTATAAAATTGAACAGCGTCATCCACTAGATCAGATATCTGATCATCTTCAATATTAATTTCTAATACAGGAGCACCGTTCTGACGTAATGCATAATCGATAAGTCCCTGCCTGGTTGAGGGAGAAGCCATGTTAGGTAGGATTAACGTTAAATCTTATTCGTACATAATATGTAGTGTTGGCACTAAGGTTAACAGCACCTGGTAGGGTGTACGATGTTAAGTTAGTTGAGTTGCCAAGAGATTGGTGAACAATAGTAGCAAAGGTTGCTGCAGGTGCAAATTGCCAATCACTAGAGGTATGTTGATATCCAGTCTTCAATGCAATAGCATCAACATTAATTGTTGGATTGAATGCTGGTGTAATTGTTTGAATTTCTGGTTGATCAACAAAAGGAGTAGTAAAGTTTACAGCAGAAGTGTATGCACTTTCCAATCCATTGTTATCTCTAAACTTAACCTGTACTGCGTAAGCAACATCAAAGTCTAAAGTTGCAGCAGGTACAGTAAGAGATGTCTTATTACCAGTATCTCCTTGAGCAAATGAACCCGCTGTATCATATACAGTTACGTTATCACTAACTCTTCTTATTCTCCAGAATGAGGAGAAGTGAGTTGATCCAGCATACTCCTGAACGAATGGTGCAGTATTAATTACTGGTTGTCTTGAGAGAGTTTTATTAGTATCAGCATCAATAACAGGTGTCACTGAAGCAGGACCAGATACAAACTCAGATTCATTAACAGTAAGAGTTACTGCATTAGAAGTTACTGAAGTTGCAGCTGGGTTACTAAGAACACAACGGAACTGTTCTGATGGAGTTGTTGGATATGTAGTAGCAGGTGTAGTGTATGATGCAGCACTTGCTCCATTAATATTAGTGAAACTAGAACCACCATCAACAGACTTCTGCCACTGGTATGTAATTACATCACTAGTAATTGTAGCAACAATACTAAAGGTAGCTGTGTTACCCTCAATAACAGCTTGTGCTTGAGGTTGTGTTGATATATTAATAACACGCAGAACAGTTAGTAATGCATAGTTAGAAGTAATAGTTGCAGCAGCACCAACAAGAGATGCTACACAACGATAACGATCGTTACCATCATTAGCAAATACTAATGTTGGAGTTGTATAAGAAGAAGAGGTTGCTCCTCCCACACTCGCATAGTTTGAACCACCATCATCAGATCTTTCCCACTGATAAGTTGCACTTCCACTACTTGTAGATGTGGTTATAGCAAAGGTTCCAGTACCACCTTCATTAGCAGTCTGGTTAGATGGTTGTGCTGTGATTGAGAATGTTCTTTCAACAGTTAGAGTTGCAGCATTTGTATATGCAGAAGCAGCAGCTCCAGTAGCATCTAATTTGCAACGATATTGATCTTGATTGTCCGCAGCATATGTTGTTGCAGCAGTTGTATATGATGCACTAGTTGCTCCTGCAACTGTACTCCAGTTAGAACCAGCATCATCTGAACGCTCCCATTGATATGTCACTGAAGGTTCGTGATGAGACTGAGCTTCAAGACCTCCTCCTCCACCACCAGCAGGAGTATCAAATTGATCTACCTCGAATGATGATGATGCAGCATTGCCACCGAAAGGTGTCATAGTAACATCACCTAAGCAAGTAAACGTTGCAGTAGCAGTTTCATCTACTGTAGCAGCAACTGGGTGAGTTGATACTACAACTGTTACTGTCTCTACCTGCAAAGTAGCAGCATTAGATGGTATAGTTGTTGCACCTGTACATGAAAGCAAACAGCGATATTGATATGCATCGTATGCTGTAGTTAATGTAGGTGTAGTATAAGTTGCGGTAGTACCACCAGATCCTTCAGATACATCAGACCATGAAGAACCACCTGTGATAGATACCTGCCACTGGAATGTGATATCTCCAGCATCATTATCAGATGTAGTACCAGCAACACCAAAACTTTCTGTACCACCAACAGCACCTGTAGTACTTGTTGGTTGTGAAGTAACACTAATTGTTCTCTGTACTAAGTTTCTAGCAACATTAGTTGTTACATTGGTTGCACCAGGACAGGATAGTAAACATCTGTAGTAGTCTCCATAACTAGCATCGTATGTTGTAGCACCAGTATTGTGAGTTGTATTAGTCTCACCAGGAAGATTACTATAATTTACACCATCTCCATTCTCAGATTTTGCCCACTGGTAAGAAACAGATGCACCATCTAGAGTGGTACCACCAGTAGTAAAGGTCGCAGCAGCAGGTGCAACTGGTTGTTGATCTGTTGGTTGCGTGTTAATAGTTATAGTACGATATACAGTTAACGTAGCAGCATTAGTATAAGAAGGTACCACTGCAGTAGCAGTATCCATCTTACAACGGAACTGATAACTATTCAGTGCAAAATTATCATCAACGGTTATCGTATTTGTAGTTACTCCAGAGTAATTGCTATCATTAACTGCATCAGACCAACCAACTCCACCATTACTAGAGTACTGCCACTGATACGTGATGGTAGATCCATCAGAACTAATACCTGAGACAGGACCGAAAGTAGCATTTGTTCCAGCACCTGCTTCAACAGAAGTACTACTTGGTTGCTGAGTTACTGTAACAATAACACCAGTTCCTGTTGTTACGAAAGAATATGCACGAGCATTCTGTGTAGTATTCTCAGTTACAGTGAAATTGAATGTTGAATCTTGATAAGCAGATGTAACTGTACCAGTTAACATACCTGTAGCAGAATCCAAAGCAAGACCAGAAGCAGCAATACTATCTCCACTGAGAGTATAAGCTTCTAAAGTTGGTTCGTTTGCAAACGTTGTACCACTCAATCCTAAATCAATACTAACACTAGCAGCATTATCATAAGGACTTCCAGATAATGCTCCAGATGAAGTTTGCCATGTTACGTTGGTATCAACATAAGGGAAGAATACACCACGTTTAGTTGTGATAGTAGATCCAGAAGAAGCATAGTTGAAATCAACACCAGTGTCTAATGGATAATAAATTACATTTGTATAAGTTCCAGTACCAGCAGCTTCTTGTATATCTGTCTGGGATCTTAATGTTGTTGATGTAGCTACAACACCATCAATACTTTCATGAGTTTTTGCTTCTGGATCGATTAATGCTAAGTAGTTTCCAGTACCACCACCAGTAGTACCAGCAGTAGCATTAGTAAGAGCATATACAGTAATAGTATTATTAACAGCACTCTCTGCTTGGATAGTTAACCATCCACTTTGTGATAATCCAGCAATATCAATACCACCAACTGTCAATGCACCAGTAGATCCACTTGTTCTTAACTGGCATTTCTTACCAACATTACCAATAAAATGAGCTGAGTCTGCAGGATCAAACTTTACAATAAGTTGATTGGATGTATTAGTTGTTTCAAATGGATTGTCAATTAATCTTTTATCTTCAATACTGTTAGTAGGATATGCACCAACAGCAGCTTTTGTTATGTCTCCCGTACTTCCAGAAGTTCTAACTAAAGTTTTTGCAAGACCACATATATTATTTGTAGTTAAAGAATACCCATTAGCTCCTGCCCATGCTGCCATGATACCAGTTACTATAGGAGCAGAGAATGATGTACCATTAATAGTACTATAGTTACCAGTACTTGTATATGGTGTATTGGCAGTCCAATCATATGCAGGGGTAAGAATTTTAGCACCTGGAGCAACTGTAGTTACACCAGCACCATAGTTAGAGAAGTCTGCCCATCTATCATTATACTCTGTAGCACCAACTGCGATCTTATTTTGATTAGTATCTACGTTGTTAATACCACCAACTGCATTATCATCATATCCAGCAGTTCTTGTACCAGCAATACACTTACCTTGAATAGGTCCAGCGAATGCATCACTAGCATTCTTAAATCCGTTACCAGCAGATCTTACAACAATAATCTTATTTGCAGTAGCAATTGTACCTTCAATGTCATCTAACATTTCTTCGTCAGTTCCACTGTCATCTCCACTATCATTCAGTTCAACATAAGGATATGTTTCACTTGGTATGGTGGGACCAAAAGAACAATTAAGAATAGCAGGTCTGGTATTACCTTTATAATTGGCATGACCAGAATCATTGTGATCAATGACTGCCTGATATGCAGCTAATATATTAGTATAAGATCCTGACAGTCCAGAGTTGAATGCTTTCAATGCATAGATCTTTGCATCTCTAGCAATACCTGCAGTCCTACCAGCAGATAATACAGCACAGTAAGTACCGTGTCCGTTATCATCTTCATTGGTACCGAAGGATGAAGTAAATCCACCTACCTCATATACCCTGTAGTTCTGTTGCTCTGAAGTACCGTTTAGATCAGATACAAAGTCTGGGTCATATAGTTCTGGATGTAGAGCAGCGTTGTTACCACTTGGTCTACTTGCTCCACGGACACCTGTATCAATTACATAGATGTCAACACCATCACCTGATTGATTATAACTGAAGGTTCCGTTTAAATATTGCCTGTCTTGCTTTGTTATTCTGTCTAAGTGCCAGTAGTCATGTATATTAATCGTACCAAATCTTGATGGACTAGCTGTTGAGTACCTACCCATATTAGGATGTGCACCACAATAATAGTATAAGACAGATGGTGTGGACGCACCAACAACTATCTGAGTTGTACCATTCGTACCTGGTGTACCAGAAATAGTTACACCACTTGTAAATTCTGCTCCACCTGTAGTATTAGGACCATCAGGAGTGGCAGAGAATTTTAAAGGATGTCCAGTGTTTGATGAATCTGATTGATCAAACGTATATGTAGCACCTTGAAGGAAACCAGTTTGATTTGTATATAACGAATAAGTTCCACCCTGACTAGAAGAGAATACGTATAAATTATTACCACTAAAGTTCTGTACCTTTACATAGATGGTACCTGAACCACTTCCAGTTAAGTTTCTAGTATTAGCTGTTGCTGCACCTTCACCAACAGTGTTTAGTGATGTTGATCCACTAGTAGAAATTTCTAAACTGTTCCCCTCTACTACAGGATCGCAAGAATATTTCTCCTCATCCCAATTTGCTCTCTTAACAACGTTCAGAGCTCTAAGTTGGTCAAGAAGATTATCTTGATACCTCTGAGGGCAATCAAAAGTAATGATCTGAAAACTTCTATAAGAATCTACGTAGGTAAGATATCCATATAGTCTTAAGATAGCAGCTGATGCTGAATCCAAGCTATATTTGTCATTTACCCTAACGACTACCCGCTTCATTCTGTATCCAATAGTCCTTCAGATATATTTATGTCTTATTTGTTTCTGCTATTTTAAGATACTTCTGTACATCCATACTGGCAGCAGGAATCATTCTCTCAACTGGTTTACTGAATTTTAAATCATGCTTCTGATCAAATTCAAATTTCATTCGAGTATGTGCCCTACCTCTCTCTACAATGATATGGTAATACTTCCCATAAACATTCTCAGTGAACCCAATGGAAATGATTGGCCGTTCATCATAAAGATCACCTACCTTGTAGGGGCAGGTGTCTAATGTTCCATCAAATTCTGTTTTAATAAGGCGAGCATCGATATGCTCTTGTTGTCTAGCTAGACTTGACTTCATCACCATCTTCTTCAGGCTCCTTAAGTGTCATGTTAAGTGCTTCAATTGCACCTTCTAATCTCAACACCTGTTCGTTACGGGATTTGAGTTGCTTCTCAAGTTCAACAACTGTTGCTTTCTGCTCTTTCAATTGATCGGTGAACTCTTGCACCATTTTTTCAGCGTCCATGTTTTAGAATGATAAGTGTACTATTTATCCTATTACGGATAATGTTTTTCTAGGGTTATCCCTAAATGATCCTTCCTCAATGTATATGTTATGGAAGAGACCTCCTTCATATAAATTAAGTCTATTAAATTTAGCTTCTGATATGTGATAGCATTCATATCTCTCACTGTCCTTACCAGGATTAAACTCAGTTAAAGAAAGGTCAGGACTTAGGGATCCATATCTTTCTTTTCTATACAGACATTTACCATCAGCATATTCTTCACCAGTTTCTTTTAATCGGTAGAACCCTGTTCCAGTTTCTCCATCAATTTCCTCTGGAGTATTTAAAAATATATTACCAGCTATAGTCAAATGATCTGTGTGTGGAGTATTTGATTGTGCATATACTTTTTGATTACCATCAATAGTCTGCCAAGAGATATTGAGATAGGGTGGTCTATATCCAAAGAACTGATACATGTGATGCCTTAACCATTCATCAATATCCCCAAAGTGATATGTCATATAAGTCTGACTTCCTGGATAAAATCCCTTGGGCATCTTACCTTCGTATATTGTTTTCTGTACAGGAATAGATTCTAAGAAAGCTTTAAGTTCATTTGGATACTTTAAAAAGTTATCTATAGTAACAACCTTACTTTTAAGACTGCCAATATATTGTTCTTCTACTGTGTAATTATCATTGATCTCAAATAATAATGAATTCAACTCAATCATTTCTTACCCCATATCTGTAATGTTACTCTATACTGTGGACACTCAGGAGAAATAGTAGTAACAAAATGAACTTCCTGATCATCATTAAGAACTAATGTATTCCTCAATGGTGTTATAGCTCTCATCGTTTCTTCATCCTTTGGTTGCCAACAGAACAATCCACCATAATTATAATGCCATTCTTCATTTAAGTAAAGAGTAGCACCCCATTCATAGTCTTTATCAGTGTGTCCCGATATCCCAGAACCTCTTTGCCACAAATGATAATTTATAGCAATGTCATTACACTCTGGTACTAGGGGTTTGATCTCAGGAATAATTAAATCTCTTAACTCTTGGGTTGTTTCCTGTATTAAACAAGAACCAACAACACCTATCCTCAACCCTGGGTTCCATTGTATCTCACTAGAAGACCACTTAAAAGATCCCATATTGTCATGAATATATTTCTGAACTGTACTGAGAGTACTATCAGAAAGTACTTCTTTAAGAATTTTCATTGATCAAAAGCATGTTGGCAGTATTGACCATCTGCATTTACATAATGTAAAAATAACTGATGGTAGTATTGATTGGGTTCACAGTGTAATGGTTCCCTCCAATGTTTAATTTTTGTTCCATTATAAAGAACAGCATCTCCAGGTACAGAACTATATTGTTCTATTCCACTTCTATGCTCAAAATAAATGGGCCAAGGTTTGTCAATATCACTTGATATATGTAAACTGACACTCCATTCACAAGCAGGTCTATCGACATGTGGAGATAATTCCTGACCATTAGTATAAATCCTTTCAAAATAATATGTTGGATATAATCTAACTTTATATTCTTTCTCTAAATGTTGTTTTACTATTCTATGAAGAACCTCATAACTTGGGTGATTGTATACTGATATTGATCCAGGAACTTGTTCGGGTTCAGTGGTATCTGATATGCTCCAATTACCTCTAGTCTTCTTCCATTTAATTTCAATACCCTTGGGAACAATCTTATACTGATCGTAGTGTTCTTTACCCAAATGTGCGAATGGAGAAATATCTACAAGGTCATGTAGGAATACTGATTCTATTTCCATCTTGGCCCCATCACCCATCCAACGAGTGATCTCCTCTCTCCAGAAGTAACCTTCCTAACTCTATGTCTTAATCTTGAATCGAAAATAATTATACTTCCCTTTGTCTTCGGTCCAATATACATTTGATTTTCTTCATCCATCATTTGAAGATCACCACCAGTATACTCATCATAATTACTTAACTGTAATGAAAAAGATAACTTACGTGCTTCCTCTTCACCATCATGAACAGTATCGGTATGCCATCCATAAAATTTATTCTGTTTATATAATGAGTATTGTATAACACTATTCTGATATCCAGGATAGATATCATATTTAAAATTCTCTCTATTCGCAAGATTTATATAATGACTACAGAATGAATTAATCCAATGTGAATCTGGTATCCAATAATTATCACTATCTCTTATATGGGATGTTGCATCCCCAAGTGTTTTGGCACTTTCTAATCTTCCTTCATTTCCTTCTAGAACATTTCTAATCTCATCACAGAACCTTTCTGGCAACTGTGTATCATACCAAAGATACCTATACATACGAGAACCAACCAGTCATAATATATTTCACCGAAGATGGACTTACTTGTGACCGATGGAAATGTGTCCAATAAGGTGGCCATATAACCATCTTACCAGATTCTGCGTTGCATGTAAAGTCCTGATACTGAAAGTCTGTACCTCCCTTATCAGTTATCGTATTCAAATAAAGCATCCATACTAGAACACGTTTGCTAGATATTTTGCAGGGAGATTCACAATGCCATTTTTTATATCCCTCTCCAGGTAAAAACCTTTGGAAGTTAATTCCTGGTGGTTCAAGACCCCATCTAGATAAGTCGTCTAATCCAGAATCAATAGTATATTCCTTTTTATACTTTTCAATATTCTTGTTAAGAGCAATAAGAACTGGAGTAATAGCATCACCCCACTGCTCATCACCAAGCATTCTATTAGTAACTGTTATCTCAGTATCCTTTTTAATGTCTTCATCATATCCTATGGTAGTTACACCTGGAGCATGAAGATCACTACTTATTTCAAACTGCTGTATTAATCTTAAACAATCTTGACTTGATATTGATTTTGGATATTCTTCTATAAAATTAGAGTTCATCTGAATTTGGTGGCTCACAATTAGCGCATGTCTGCGATATCCATTCTTTATTTGTTTCGTCCCACAACCATTGTAGAACTAAAACGCCAGTTTCAGGATCAAATTCCTCTTGTGGTTTTGGTACAGGAGGCTCCCAATACATAGTTTCTTCATTAAGAATCCAAGATTTATATAACGACCTTGGATAGAAAACACCTTTCTCTACAGAGTAATGATTTCCCTTTGAAGGTTTACGAGTACGCTTATTAGCAGGGATCCATCTGGCTTCACCAGTTGGCAATTGCCCCATAGCTAGTTGTAGTTCTTGGAATTTTTCAAGACTACTACAGCATATCACATTTTCAACCATATGTGTCTCATTATTAACCAATGCAAAGTATTCAAAACCATCATCCATAGATGGTCCGTTATCTGGATAATTCATAATTTACCTAACCCATGTTGTGTATCCGCGGCTGTCTCCGTTATTGTTGTTGGATGCATACCAACCTTCATAATTACCTTCAGAAGATCCATGACCCCAATAGCAACCAGTTGAAGGGTCACCACTGTTTCCATTTACACCAACAGCACCGACTGAAGTTTGGTTGCTGTTAGCATTAAATCCACCTTGAGTATAGTCTTGTTTAATACCATCAAGTGAGAAATAACCAGCACTTGAACTTAGTCCACCACCACTATGTGTGACAAGAACTTGACTTCTAGGATTAACTTCAATCAATCTGTCAGCACCACTCGTGGCGAGTGTCCACTCACATTGAACCCAAGTTCCAAGATTATTTAAAGCAGAACTCCAGCTGTTACTACCACCAGCATTCTGCCAACCCCATCCTAAAGATCTTACACTCTGGAAATCAAGGTTGTTAATCATACCACCAATAATATAATCGTTGTTTGGATCAGGAGATCCAAGGGCACCAGATCTATCTAAGAAATAACTAGAACTTCTTCTACTATTACCACCTGGTATTGTACCACTACTTGCATTGTTAGATGCTACTAACATCCATCCACCAGCAGTCATCCAACAGTAAATCTCTTGAGCACTACCGCCATAAGCAGCTGGTTTGATCCAATATGTTCCATCACCTGCGCCTGGATTGGCAGCAAGAATTGCTGCAGCACTAACAGCAGGATTACCTGAAGATCCACCAATAGTAGCATCTACAGTTGATATAGGATATCTAACAATCACAACACCATTACCACCACCTCCAGCTCTTCTGTTTGGATAGCCAGCACCACCGCCGCCTCCTCCATATCCATTACCACCTGTTCCACCAACAATGGTTCCAGCAGCAATACCGCCACCACCTAATCCACCTGGCTGAACATTATTGTTTGGGTTGTTGCAGTTAGCACCTGCACCACCTCCACCATACCATTTAGAAGTACCATCAATATTAAATAGCATTCCATCTCCACCGTGTCCACCACGAGTGTTCTGGCCATCTTCTCCATCTTCTCCGCAGCCTCCACCGCCACCACCACCCCAATCGGGGGATGAGGGAGTACAGTTTCCACCTTGGTTTCCATATCCACCACTAGCAGAGGATGGTTGCAATCCTGCAGCTCTGTTACCGCCGTATGGGTGACTTCCTCCACCACCACATCCACCAGTACGACCTCTACCACTATCATTACTTCCACCTGCTCCAGCACCACCACCACCTAAGGCAGTGTATCCGAAGAAGGTAGTATCTCCACCAGTATCTCCTTTAGTATCTTGGTTATAATAACCTGCTCCACCAGATCCAATAACTACAGGATAATTTCCTTTAGGTAGAGGGATGTTAGACTTATATACAATTCCTCCAGCACCACCGCCACCATTACTGCAGTTACCATCAGAGCAACCTCCACCACCGCCTCCAGCGACGATGAGGAAGTCCATCTTTGCATTACTACTAGTATCAGTTACGTTGAAAGATCCAGAACTTTTAAACTTATGAACTCTGTAATATCCCATGTCATAAGTCTCATCACCACCTGTTGCATTAACGGTAGCGTCTGTGACCTTCATCCACTTGACACCATCCCAAATTTTTATTTGTCCTTCTGTGCTATCATATACCATATATCCAGCACTAATACCTGAACCAGGTAAATTAGATGTGGCAATGGCAGGGAGTTGAACACCACCAGTAGCATTAAGAACACCTACGTTAAGCTGTGACATTCTTTAAAATCTTGATATTATCCGCAATTCTATTTAGCTAAGACTAAAACGTATAGTCCATTCCACCACATTTTAAGATCCTCTTGGTCGTTCAATAACTCTCTTTCGTAAAGAATCTTAAGACCCATCTTCTCAACAAACGTTTTAGTCACCCTCACATTATCTTCTATATTTGCATCATCTACTACAAGAGTAAAAACATTTGCAGTGAAGTCTAACATTCTTGTGAAGAATTCTACCATCTTATGTTCAGCATTATCTCCATCATAGAAAATTATATTTACATCCTGCTTGAAGTCCTTCTTCCCTAACTGTGAAGAATCACCATTAAGAACTTGAATGTCAAAATCCAAACTATCTGTTGTTATATTAGTCTGTAAATTTTTAACAAAGGTGCTAACAGTAACGTCTTCTAATTCTAAATTAATATCTTCTCTAGCTGGTTGAAGGTTTGGTTGTGACCAATTATCATTTGCATATGCTGCTACCATATCATTGTTCTGTATAGCTGCACAGAATGTAGAACCAGCATACACACCTACCTCAAGATAGACCGCACCTTCCTGGGAACACAAGTTATTTAAGAAATGCCTTACTCTAGGTGATGATAAACCAGGTACATTATAGTAAGCATTTGGATCATTAGGATCATATGTCTTATGATTAGATATGTATTTTCCAGAATTTATAAATGCTTCCATACAAGTTTCAACTTGTGGATGTACCTCCAAATCTGCTTTCTTCATATGAGATTCTATAACTGCCTCACAGTAGTTGCAATCCCAACAATCAAACTTACATGTCTTTATCTTCTCCCTCCATATATTAATAGGAGCATCTTTCATCTTCATTTCTGACTGGTACTTCTTGTACTCAGGGAACATATATTCTTCTTCATCTGCCCACCTTTTGATGAGATCCATACTCTCTTGAAGTCTCATCATACTTTCTCTACCATGTAACTTGAATACATCAATACCCAAGCCAAGCATCTCAACCCAATCCTCTCTCCATGGTGGTAAGTTTGCTTGTTTCAAATCATACTCAGGATGTTTTACATCCCATGTAGAACATGACACTCTACTAATAGGACTTGCAAAGTATATTGGATCCTTACCTTCTCTAGTATTATTGTAATGATAATGCTCTGGCATGATAGGGCAACCACCCCAACATGTCTCATTGACTAACATAGAGATCATTACTGGTTTGCCTAGGTATGCACAATAATCCTTTGCTTTTCTTATCTCAAGTAATTGATCCTGATCTCTCATAAGATCACGGTCAAGATTTATATAATGGAAACCTGCTTCTGCTAATGATACTATTTCATTTGCTCTAGTTACTTCTCTTAGAATAGTATTCTTAATAAAGAGATCTGGAAACGCTGCCTGAATCTGTCCACTAGAAACCCATGATGTATGTGGAAGAGTTACAACTCTAGCACCTACATTGTAGATGGGTGCAAAGTTTTCAATCCATTCATCTAAATTCTTTTGATCTGGTCTTACCCATATATTATTAAAGGTAGCAGATAATGGTATATTACTTTGATTGGAGATATAACATGCAGATGATATTAAAGCTTCAGGCTGCATAAAAACATCACCCATAGCATCCTGATCAAAAGGAGGGATCCTACAGGTGAAGTATAGATCTAATATGTATTCTCGATACTCTTTTAAGAATGGAAGAAATGTATTAACTACAAAGTCTTCACTCAGCTTTGGGTTGATTGGGAGACTGAAGACTTTTTTGCTCATTAGTATTACCTGTCAAATTATTAAAGAGTTCAAGATTAAGGTTATCCTCAATCCTATCAAAGGTTGGAAGTCTAGCGGCAGAACCATCTGATAATAATTTATCTAAGTATGGTTTTAGTTCATTCTGTATCTTAGCAACACCAGCATTAAGAAGACCAGCATATTGCATAGCAATATTAACTGCATATATCTGATCACCCTCTGGCATCATAGCAATAGAATCCAAATTACCAATACCTATCCTACCAGTAGCATAGATGTCAATGGCAGCTTGCTTACCCATACGAGCAATCCAATATTTCCTTTCAGTCTCCTCATTATATTCAGCAGCCTTTTCCATTTCTTCAATACTACTGAAATTATTATTAATATAATCAATGAAAGGTTGAAGTTCACTATCATACTGACGAATATTGACTTTGAATTTACCACAGTCTAATTTGTATTCAGCAATATCTAATTCAATAAATTCCCTTTCAAAGGGGTCATCTTCTACTTCTAATTTTGCTTCTAATTGTTTGATCTTTATTTCCTTTCTTCGCAAGTCATATGAAATTTTCTTTCTCTCATGATTTCTACTTTCGATCTCTACTAAGACCTGTCGAAGTTGTTTGAAATCTGTTACATTACCATTGATGACAAAATTCTTGATTTGCTCCCTTGTCATCCCATAGTGCATTGAGTTCTCTACCCAATCCTCAACTTGGTCTGACGTTATTAAATTTGACATAGTGTAGAATTAAATAGTTAGACTTTCAGGCCAGGATCAACTGCGTTGATTGTTAGTACACCACCTTCTTCATGTACCTCATCTAGTTCTTTAGCTTGATCATTAGGTACAGGTATACCCATATATTTCTGCCAGAGAACATTCAGTTCTTTAATTGTAGCACAAGATGTGAATTCTTGCTTGATCTTAAGCATCTCTGCATAAAGAACTACTACTTTTTCTTTAAATGCTGCGGAACCAGCTAGTATACCAGCAGCAACATCTTCCTTTTTGGATCCTTTTGCGGCTACAATACTATCTATAACTGGTGTCTCACCGTCAAGATTGTTAGATTCCCGTACCTGTGCTTCCCACAAGAACTGTTCCAACTTAGAATCTCTTGACTTGATTGTTAAAAATTTACGATCATATTGATCTTCAATAATGAGTTTTGCCGATACCTTCATAAACTCGATAGCAGCATCAATTCTTTCTTGAGGAAGTTCTATAATGGTCTTACCATCCTTCTCTTCCAATGAATACATATCATCCTCAGATAGAGGATCTTCATCTGTAACCTTAACTACAGCACGAATTTCACCGAAGTGCTTGGTTCCCCATCTACCTAGATCCTCACTAATCTCTTCAAATGAACGAGGTAGCGTATAAAGATCTCTAGCCCATTTCTCTTCTACAGAAAATACACAGACACCATACATGTTCCAAATGATATTGGCTGTGCTAATCCAGTCAATCTCATCACATCTTCTGCCTATAAAGTACTTTAGTTTCACTGTCTCTGACATTGTTACATCCCCGTATAACCGTACATTAGAGTACCGTATTCAGAAGCAGCACCAGATGCCCTTCCACTAGTACCTAAACTATCCATTCGACTATCTCTTTGGAAACTGTGACTTGCGTAAGTAAATAGATAACCATTGTTATTCTGGTTACCATCATACTGACCACAAATAAATCCATACTCGTTTCCAGTATGCATCGTTTCCTCACCAGTTGTTATGCCATTCTTACTGACACTTGCTCTACGACCACCATTGTAAGAGTCTCTTACATGCCAATCATTACCAGTACGATAACCACCACCAGTGTTCCAGTACATGAAACCATTTCTACTTGAAAGAGTTTTGTTAGTACCATCCGTACCTGGGTTATCTGCCCAGCTGTGGAATGTTTCCGTAGCAAAATTGAAGTTCTGTCCAGAACCTTGTTTGATCCATCCTACTGTAGCACCTTGTCCACCTGCAGGGTTGTTCTGATCACCATTAGGGTGAGTTGTTGCTTGAGCACTAGATGCAGTAGATAAATTATACCTTGTTATTTGAGAACTATTACCACCATGGACATATGCAATGTTAAAGTCTTTCTTTAAACATGTACATCTGTTTCTGGAGGATGACATTGCAGTTCCAGCACCAGTATTAGTTTCTGTAACCATACTGATAGTAGATACTGAACTAGTAGTTGCGTTCCAACTATCACCTGTAGCAAATATAAAACTCTTAAATGCTGAGTTCTGTGCAGAGTCAATATAAGCACCTGACCATGTAGTCAAGTCTCCTAAGTTAGTCTGAGAGAATGTAGAATGTTGAAGTCTGTTTACGTTCTTCCAAGAACTACCTCCACGATATCCACACTGACTATATCCTCTAGTAATATCAAATCCAGCTTTATATGATGCTTGAGCAGAACCTTCTGAAGTTCCCTCATTACCTTCATCCCAATATGCATTACCAGATGTACCACCAGACCTCAAAACTCTACCGAGGTTAGAAGCATCTTGAGTGGGTAAAGTTACAAATGGTTGTCCGTTTTGTAATAGGGTTCCTGAGAAATCAATATTTCCAGTAACATCTAAAGCACCATTAAAATTAGCACCACCAGTAGGAAAACTAACTGCCCCACTCTGGTTTAAATTGGTTACTTCATCAACCTTAATTCTTGATGCCATTAGACTTCTACCTCCTCAATACTAAACCCATCGGCAAAAGTTACTCCAGCACCTTTCTTTTGTTCAATGATAACATCCATGTCATAGTCCTCATCGGGTAGTAGGTACTCATCAGCAGGTATTAATAGCTTCTCACTATTTACCTTAGTTGTACCGTTATACCATTCAAAGGTATATCGAAATGCATATACATTATTATTTTGAGGAATAGCTACTCGCTTATTCTTCACTAACTTTAACTTGGTGTAAGTTAATCTAAACTCGTCTAGTGCTTGTGCCATTATCTTACGTAATATGCTCCATAGTTAAAGTAGTCACTACCAGAACCATTCCAGAAAGGAGCATTCTGATAACCAGATCCATTTCCACCCCAGAAGTTTCCAGACCAACATGATCCATACCACCATGGTGAAGCATTATATAAGTTGGCGCAGTTGCCGCCATACTGGTCTTGGTCTCTATCGGTAGTAGTAAAGTTATAATTATTTGATATATGATATGCCCAAACACCAGGTGTGCCTCCCAACTCAACGTTAAGACTGTTTTCTCCTACCCAATCATAGTTAGCACCCCAACCTGTCCATTTCCATCTTGCCCTCTTACTGTGTGAACCAGTAGATCCTAAAGGAACACTTGATCCAGCAACATAGAAAACAACTTCTCTTTGATTATTATTTCCACTAGCAATTCCTTGCCAACCATCCAAACCCATCCAGGCAGCATACTGTTTAGGATCTCCACTACCCCATGAAGCACCACTACTTACCCAATGGTCAGAAGATGTTGCTGCTTGTGCGTAAGTTAATGCAGGAATAGAAATATTCATTACATTACTTGCCACCATAGTCCATCCACCACCATCATATGAAGTATCAAGCCATTGTTTCTTAGCAACCCCATTAATCTTAACCCAATACCAACCCGTAGCAGGGTTAGAAAGGTTAGTCATAACATCCATTGCTTTATCGAATGCTTTATCAGCAGAACTTCCATCTGGTTTTGAGTCACCAACAGGAACCCATTCAGTTCCATTATAAGCTTCAAATACAGACAATGAACTATTCCATCCGATCAACCCAGTTTCAGCAGAGGGTCTAGATGCAGTAGTCCATTCTGGTAGTTTCAAATTACCTTCAATTCTTAATTTATGACCACTAGGTATTCTTACGTTATTACTATACGTAGAGAACCCTTGCAAATCATGAACGCTTAGTGTACTCATAATTCTTTAAACAATACTCCAGGATCCACCGTTATTAATCGCAATTGTCGTACCATTATTTATAGTGATTGGACCTGCGCTCATACAGTTGTCTCCGTTATTTACTTGGATGTTCTCAGCAACAGTTGTTCTATTACGTCTGAATACTCCGTAGGTATCAATCCAAAGTTTGTCTCCACCTGCTCTTAGAACTGTGGACTTCTGACCGCTGGATAAACCTTCAGAAGCATTTAAGTTAATACCATTCAGTTGGTCAACTTGTAAACCATATGATGATTGTACTCTGTCACTACCTGAATAGAATGTCCAACAACCATTATCATTAAGAGATCCAATACCTGTGTTGGCATCATTTCTATAATAGTAATCAGAACCTGATCTGAAGTATGTATCAGCATTATTAGAGAAGTAGAATCTTGGTTGACCGCCAGCATCATTCAACCATGTGTTAACAGTTGACTGGAAATATGGAAGATTAAGTGCTGAATAACCATCAAGTAGATCAGCGTTCAAGTTAGGACATACAGTTGTAGAACTAACAGAAATTGGTGCAGTACCAGTTGCGATACTAGATTGAATTTGTCCACTATTTCTAACTGTCTTCTGGAATTGTGTTCCACCATCACCTCTGATGTAGAATGCTTCCTTAGGAGTTCCATCAGTTTCAACTCTGAAACGAATAGCAGCAGAACTATCACCAAGACCAGTCCATACCTGATCAAAGTAGAAGTCTCCAACGCTATTGTCATAACGCATTAAGAAACCTTCACTTGTGCCATCTGCTTGACCAGTAAATCTGATCTGAGGATCAGCATTATTATTAGTTCCAGATGATCCTGCAGAAATTCTAAGTTCAGTAGATGTTGCAGAACTATCACTGTAAAGGTGAAGTAGTGCAGATGGATTATTTGCCTGATTACCAATACCTACATTCTCACCTCTCCATACCATTGTGGTATTAGTACCAGTGGTTCCATAGTATAAGTAAGTATTGTTAAAACCAAAGTATTTGGTGTCGCTACCAAATCTAACATAACCTTCACTAGATTGATTCTTACCTTTAAGTGCTAATACATTAGTTCCAGATTTACCAAG